CCTCGGTCAGCTCGATGCCCTTGCCTTCGTAGAATACTCGGCTAATGGTGCCTTTTACTTTGATACTTGCCATCTCTTTTTCCTTATCTCTTGTTGTTTTACTTTAGTGGTCACCTAAGACATGATTAGGGTTGGTGCAGTCTGTGTGGCCACAGGATCTAATGCCAGGTAGGACTGGTAGGCCATCAAAGATTGGCACAGTAAGGGTTTCTTTGTCAAACTCGCCTTGCCAAGGGATGCACTTCTCAGAGCCGTACTTGATGACCAAGGCTCGGTGCATCCGGCAGGACTGGCACTTTAGGTCTTTCCTCTTGCGTTTATGGGTGTTGACCTTCCAGGTAGCACCGCATCGGCAACACAGTGCCACATTGTCATCCACGCCATAATCTTAGCCTTCGACAACTCTGGCATGGTGACCCTCGAACTTGAGCCAGGCTTTATTTGTAGTGCCATGTCGGTTCTTAGCAACATGCAGAATCATCTGGGAACGCTCCCATTCCATGTCACCCTCAACCTGCTCTCGGTGCAGCAAGATAACAACATCGGCATCCTGCTCAATGCCACCTGAATCTCTAAGGTCTGCCATATCAGGTTCCGAGTTCTTTCGTTGCTCTGGGCCTCGGTTGAGCTGGGCTAGTGCGATGACTGGTACTTCGAGATCTCTGGCAAGGTTCTTTAGCCCGATGGAGATGTCGGTAATCATCTCGTATCGCTTTCGGCCCTTCTCGGTGTCCTGAATCAAGCCAAGGTAGTCAACGACAATCGCCTTTAGTTTGCCTTCGGACTTCACGCTGTTGGCTAGTGCCCTAATCTGCTGGATGGTCTGCCCTGACTTGTCATGAATGGCAAGCTCGTGTTTGGTCTGTCTAATTGTCTGAGCTATCTTTTGCCACTCATGATCTCTAATGGTTCCCTTCTCAATGTTGCCGAGATAGACAGAAGCTTCCATAGCGATGATGCGGTTGTAGAGTTCAGACTTGCCCATCTCAAGGCTGTGGAACGATACAGGCCCAGTCTTAGACAAGTGCCAAGCTAACTGCACCCCAACGATTGTCTTACCCACACCTGGTCGAGCACCGATGATGTAAAGGGCACCTGGTCGCAATCCCCCGATGATGTTGTTGAGCTGGTCCCAAGGTGTGAGCGGATAGTTGCGTGGCTTGTCTAGCTCATCAAGGTAGGGGATAAGTTCGTCATCAACATAGCTCGGCTTGACTGCAATGTTTCGCTCGATGATTCCGTCAATGCTTTTCTTAGCCTTTTCCATTACCTCTGCAAGGTCAGAGTGCTTGGCTGTTTCGCTGATAACAGCAGCAGTCGTGCTTAGTCTGCGTCTGGTGCTTTCCTCAACAACCTTGCTGGCGTAGAAGTTCACGCTGTTAGGTGTCGGGGTTGCTGTGATGCAGTCATGTAGGTAGCTGGCAAGCTTTGGCAATCTAGCCCCGACTGTGACAACATCTATCGGGTTGCGGTGGTGCTTCATCTCAAGCATGGTTTTGTAGATGATCTCGTGGCTTGGATCTAGGAAGTCATCCGGTGCCAAGGTCAGGTCATCGAGTGCCTTGCCGTTGGTTAGCAGAATCGAGCCGATTACTGATAGCTCGAAGTCAGTCATGCCACTTGCCAATCTTTAGCTTTTGCAGTGGTTTGTTTTCTTGGACCTCAACAGCTTCGTAGAGTCCTTTGTTTAGCCAGGATGCTGGGTAGGGAATGTAGGTCATGTCGGGTAGCTTACTTTCCGAATAGGCCTTGGTAAGTGCAATTAGCTCATCAGCGGTTTTCTTTTTTATTACTTTGTTCCAGGCTTTTAGAGCATCAGCTTTAGCTATGCGTTTAGGGTAAAGCTCCCAGAACTTATCAAATCCAGTATCTGTATTCTCTTGTTTATTCTTTATAGGTTGTTGTTCTTTAGTAATAGTGTTCTTTGTGTCCTGTTTACCGTTGACGGTTTTCACCGTATCGGGGTTTTGGAAGGGGTCAGCAGTAGTCCAAACAAAGTCGGCAAAGGTTCCGTCATCGTTGTGTTCTTGCTTACCTGATCTAGTTAGGTAGCCATAGAGTTCAAGCTCTTTGACTGCCGATTTGATTGTGTCCACTCCGGTCTTGTTGAACCTTGCCAAGCTGCTAACGCTCATGTTCCAACCAGGTCGGTGGCTCATTAGTTGCGTTAGTAGCCCAATGGCTTTTAGGGTCAATCGAGAATCCCTTACCCAGTCATTAGGAATCTGGGTGAAGTGGTCATCAAAGGTGTGGTGCCCTCGAATTAGAGGCATGACGCTTCTGCTCTCTCAGCCATCAGCATCATTACTGTTGGGCTTACGACTCTGTTATCGTAGCCCTCTTTGACCAGCATCACCCACTCGCCATTGTCGAGTCCCATAGCTCGGTAATCCATCTCTGCCATGAAGATGTTTCCGCCGTACATTGACAGCACCTCAGCGAGGTTTTTATTGTCCCAGTTAAACACAAATGTGCCTTCCTCTAAAAGGTTGGCACACTAGACTTATAGCGATGCCAACAGTCCTATTGTTGGTTTCACGCCGTCTAGGGGTCCTGATCTCTAGGCGGCACTTTTATTTAGTTATGGTTTTACCTTAGCACCCTAAAAGTATTCGATGTCGTTATTGGGCACTGGTGTCCTGTTAAAGTTGTTGTCTAATAGCCACCAGCCGTCACCCATGTAAACAGGGGTAAACTCTGGCACCTGGTGTCGCTCTAGCTTCCAGCCAAACTTCCTGCCAAGGTCGGCAAACCTAGCGTTGGACTCAAGCATAAAGTTGGCAGCACTACAAAGCACAATGATGTTGCTAGGTCTGTCTAAGGCTCTACTGCCACCCATACCTCTGTTGGCTCGATGCTGAGGGATAAGCGTGTCATCGGTAGTCCCACAATGACTGCAACATTTGTCGCGATCTATAAACTTTTGGAAGCTTTTTTTATTCATCATCTTCCCAAGGGTCATGTTTCTTTGCTGGCATCTCACCTGGTTGGAATCCCATTGCGAGCTGTGTGTCTGATAAACCACTGGTAGGTGTGTCTGCAATGTCTTGCTCCTGGCAGGTATGTTTCCTTCGCCACTCTCGGACAAGCTTGAGTGGCTGAGGTTCATCAGTCTTGAACTTAGCACCACAGCTACAGGTTTCGGCAATCACCCAAGTAGGCTACCAGCTAGGCGTGTTTCCACTGTATTTCGACATTTTTGCTGATAACTGCCATCATTGTGGCTTGGTCTGACAGGGTTTTTAGCTTGGTTCGGACCCTGTTGTATTCGGCTTTGGCTAGGTCAGCCTTTAGCTTTTCCTCTACTGCTTGCAACTTAGCCACAGCTTGCCGGTCTGCCACAGTCCCAGCGTTGTTGATAAAGGCTAGGGATACTGCCTTGTCGTAAGCAGCCTCAGCATCTGCCATCTTGCACTCGGCATCGTAGAGTGCGTTAGCTCCCTTGTCCATCTCGCTTGTCAGGCGTTGAAGCTCCTGGACTATGTGGCCTGGTGTAATAATTTCCATCTCTTAGCCTTCTAGCTTTCTCTCTTTGTAGTTGCCATAGCTGTGATACGAGGTCAAGTTCACCTCGGTCAAACTGTTGATGCAGACATTCCTGCACTTCGAGTATGGAACTAAGCAGAATCCTTTGAGCCTGATAGTCCATTGGCGATGTCCTTGATCTTGTCTAGCGTTGCTGTATCAGCCCCACCAGTCTTGGCCTCGCTGTATAGCAAGCGTAAACCATCAAGGTCATTGCCTAATTCTGTTGCCATTGCAAGCCAGTCTTTAGCAGTTGCACTTGGTTTCTTATCTCTTGCAACCTTGGCCATCTCCTCGCGTGTGGCTCGCTTGTTGCCTGAGTATCCGGCGTTGGCTAGTGCTCTACCGATTGCACTTGTTTCTGCGTTCTCTAGTGCAGATGTTTTGTTTGCCATACCTTGACCATCAACCTCAAAAGCTAGACCTGTTGCCTTGGGCTTGTCGGTTTCATTGTTTAGGTACACGCTTGCCATGACTACCCAGGTGCTTACCTGTCGGTCTTGTAGCGTTGTTTGGTTTTCGGTGATGATTCTGCCGTCAGGGTTGTCCTTGTAGAAACGCTTTATGCGTTGCTCGACTGTTTCGTAATCATTGAGGTTGAACTGTGCCATTTACTTTCCCTTCTCGTGGTGCAAGTAAGGTGCTCCACCGGCTCTCGATCTAAGACTGAGCAGGTGCTCGCCGTAGATGATGCCTCGCTTTTTACCTTCCATTGCTTTGATAACTCTAGCTTTTAGGTCTGTCAAAAGCTTGTTAGCCTTCTCAGCGTCATTGACAGCGTTGAAGTAGTGCACCCCAAGCTCATCCAGGTCAGCCTCGCCATCCTCAATGTTTGGGCTAAGTGCTCGGATAGTTTCTAATGTTGAGTTAGACCCATCCCAGTCAGGCATCTTTAGATCTAGGCAAGCTTGCCGGAATCTAAGAGCAGACTCCCAAAGTGTGTTTGCCTCAAACTCATCCCACTCAATGTCAAACTCCATGTAGCTAGAGCCAGCTAGTGCGACAAGCTTTGCTCGCCTTATGCCAAAGACCTTCATGTACCAAAGCACTTGTGCTCGGTAAGACTGTGGCACTTGTGTCCAGTAGTCGCGAGAGAACTTGACCTCGATGATGCCCCAGTTGCCATCAGCATCTTTGTAAAGTCCGTCAAGGTTTGCTCTTGCCCAGTCGTACATCTTGTTTGCCCATGTGCCTGTTTCGTAGATTTCCAACTCAGGGTGCTCATCTGCAAACAGTTCCAAGATAGGCGACTCAAGTTTTGTGCCGAGCTTCATGCTCATGTTGGGCTCTACTTCATCAGGAATCTGTCCTGTCTTTTTAGCCCACTTAGTTATTGCTGATTCCCAAGTGCTAAGTCCGGCGATGGCAGCAATGTCTGACCCACCGACTGCACCTGGTTCGTTGCGTAGTGAATGCCACTCCGGTGATCCGTTGGCAAAGTCACCTAGCAGGACTGCATCGTGCAACTCGTTTATCTCTGTTGGTAGCTTAGAAACTGGCAAGGTTTCCCTCTCTTTCCTTGTCGGCAAGCCCACGCTAACTCTCTCGGCGTGGGTTTGCAATTTATGGTGTTTTTACTCTAGTGTCGGCCTATGACATTCAGACACCTAGAACGCAAATACATCGAGCTACAAGAAGCTGTGAGGAATGTCCCTGGTGGGGTTGGGTGTGCCAATGACCC